CATAAACTTTAACACCCCAACCAATCCATTTTGTTTGGTCCCATGTAATTGGTAATAACCATTTACTATCTTTGTTGAAAGTTCTAATACCAAATAGATTATTACCTTCGTTGGCAAATCTACTTTTACCCCAACCTGTCTCTAATGCCGCTTGAGCAATGATTAGTTCTTTTGGTATTTGTTTTGAAATATCTGTTGTCTCATAAATTTTGTCTATACATTTTGATAGTGTGTAAACAAATTGAGATTTTGTATCTGTATTGATAACAGGTAAAACATTAGGAAAATCTTCTATCTCCTGGTATTTGATTAGTTCTACTTGTTCAGTAAATTCTTTGCAACCATCATCTGTACATGGTTGTTCTTGTGCTACTGCGTGCCATATAAACGCACCAGCAATTAATAATAATATAGTTGAAAATATTTTCATAAGACCTCCTTAGTCAATATTAGTTGTATCATTGTCAATAGTAAGTGTTAGTTTAATACCATTTGCACCAAACGTTCTACGCCATTTGTAGAAATCAATGTTGTGGTTACAACTGTTATCTTCTAACGCATAATATTGCCATAGATGTACCATTTCATGTCCTAACACTTGTAAAAAAGTGTCAAAGGATTTCATTTTATAATGTAATTCTAAATGACATTCTCTAGGTTTCTTTTTTCGCTTTTCAGTTTGGTCATTAAATAATACTTGACCAACAGCACCTCTTAATCTTCTAATAGATATACTATCAAAAGACGGTAGTTTTCTTTTAAAGATAATATTATTTAGTATATCAAACCACAGCTCAGCGTCTGTAAGTGTAGGATAATAAGGAAACTTTTTGTTAAAGTTTTCTGCTAATCTATCTATCTTTTTTCTTGCCATATATTATCTAAGATATTCGTTTTTATATAATAATTTAGCACCATATTCTTTTTTTGCAATATCAAGGACTTCATCTACATTGTCCTCATCAATACCACATAATGATAGATTTTCAACATCTGCTAATTGTTTTTTGGCAGTTATTTCATCAATAGCACCAATACAATATTCATTGATAATCTTATCAGATTGTTCTTCAGCGTTGTCCCACGCCATGTTTTTAACTTTACTCATAATATAACCTTTCGTTTTCTTGTTAATATACTTATAATATACACTAAAAACAAGCAAAAGTCAAGTAAAAAAGGTATAATAAAACCTTTATAAATCAACGGTTTATGAAATAAAAGTGTGCTATTCTGTCGCATGTCCTGTATTATGCCAGCTAGTATCGTCATATCCTACAGGTCCTGTGATAGTATAGTTTGCCACAATAGAATATCTACTTTGATTATCTGCATTTACATCAACCTTATGATGAGCAAATCCAGGGAATATAACTAACATTCCTGCCTCAGGAGTTATGGTAAGTCTTTGTTGATTAAAATGATTAATTTTTTTTGGTCGTACATACCATTGCCACTTATTATTATAATCAATAAATGTAATATTGGATCCACCAGATACAGGATAGAATACAACTGAGTACATTGTATTGTCATGGTTATGTAAGTTGCCTTGATAACCAGGTTGATACTTTGTTGCCCAGGAACTTATTAACTGAACCTCATTGTCAGTATAAGTCATTACATGGTCGTTATACTCTTGTACCTTTTCTGTAATTACTTTTTGTAATTCAGGAAACTTTGATAATATTTTTTTATCATTAGAGTATTCACCAAGGTTATCGTAATTACTCCAACTGGTACAATTTTGTATGACTTCAACTTTTGGTATATGTTCCTTTATCTGTGTAACAGCCAATGGTCTTGCATACAAGGAATATATTTCCATGTTACTTATTAATTCTCATAAAATTGTCGTCCCAATTGAACGCTTCTTTTACTAAATTCTCCGTCAAACCTTTGTAAATTTTGTTTAGTTCTCTATCTTTGATTTGTAAAAGTAACTTTGCTTCTTCTTCACTTAATGCTTCAAGTGTTTCTATAAACATAGCTTCTCTTTTCAATTGTTTTAGTTGTGGGTTACCACCTTCTAAGAAATGAAACAGTTTTCTTACCTCTGCCTTTAACCATATATGTCCCTCAGTACCTAGTGGTGCTTCGTTTGCTTTATACGGTGGGTTATCATCTGGTAACTTCCATACTAGTTTATTATCAAATGCTAACTTCATTAACATTCTTAATTCATTAGTGTCATACTTTTGTAACACTTCTATTTTTTTCTTTTTATCTTTCGCATTATTAACTTTTGTTAATATTTCATGGAATGATAATTGATACATTGGTTCAGCCATTTTAAAACTCCTCTATTTTGCCAATCAATTCTTTCAAATCGTTATTAATTAAATAAGGTAATATCTTTTGTTTAGATTGTACCTTAATGTTTTTGTATGTATTATATATGTCTTCTTCCATATCATCTGGAATATAGTCAAAGTCAATTAGTCTCTGGTTTCTTTGGTAGTTTCTATAGTGATATTCATTACAGAAAGTCTTAGGATCCTCACCTTTCATTAAAGTGTCAATCCAATATGATAATTTTTTCTTTTGTATAGGTTTTTGTTTAATCTTATTTACAAAGGTATCATCTGGTGACAAGAAGTTAGGTATGCCATCAGAGGTATCACCTCTCATTATATGCTCAAAGATATACTCTTGTGGATTTTGTGTTTCTATCATCTTCTTTTGTATAGGTGCATATTGTGATACACTTGGATACTTTTGAAGTTGTTGAAAGTCTTTGTCACCTGATATAATTAAAGTCTTTTCTTTATGTTCTTTTTTACATAGTACAGCAATAATATCGTCTGCTTCAACATTATCTAATTGTACAACTTTATAGTGGAAGTTGTCTCGTATTTCTTCTTTGATTATGTGTATTAAACCAAATACACTTTCCCAATCAGTTTTGGATTCGTCTCGCCCTTCCCTTCGTTTTGCTTTGTAGTGTGGAAATATATCTCTACGCCAAGGTGCCGGTCCGTCAACTGCAATGATAACATCACCTGGATAGTCTTGTTTAAATCTATGTACTAATCCTCTAATAGAGTTTAGTATCATGTGTCTAACAATAGGTATTGACAAGGTCATCTTGTCTTTACTCATTGCTAACTGTACAGCGATATTACTAATCGCTATCTGGCTGTAGTCTATCAGTATCATCTAAATTTTCTCCTTCAAATTCAATTTCGTCTTCATCATTTTTGTCACAAATTCTTTTGCCTTCATAATCAATTACTGAAAATGTCCTACCTGATTTTTCATCTTTCTGTTTAAACATAAGATTATCAGTTATCTCATGGAAAGGGTGTTCTAAATTTAGTTCTCTATACAATAAACCTTTTAATGCCTCCATAAAGATACCTAAATCTAAGAAAGTTTTATTACTTAATTTTGGATCTCGTAAACCAATATTCATACCCTCTTGTTGTAACTGTGACAACATTCCAATGACCATATCATCAGCAACTGCATTAGCGTATTTCTTTGTTTGTTCTTCCGCTATCTTTTCTTCTACAGGTTTTGTCTGTTCTCTGGTCAGATTAGGTATATGTTTTCCTTCTGGAAACGATAAAATTTTCGCTGTCATCTAGTATCACTCTCTTTGATTTTGTCCGTCCTGGGTTGGTACACCAATCTTTATTCCTTGGTTTCACCTTGAAAATTGATTTTACCTTCATTTATTAGATGTTCTCGCAAATCAGTATAACCACCAATCAACTCATCATCTTTCATAATTTGAGGCATAGACCGTACTTGTTTGCCTATCATTTCAAACATTTTATCTGGTGTAAAAGTAGGCGACAGTTTATGTTCCTCAAAAGGTAAATTTATACTATTGAGTAAGGACTTTGCCTTTGTGCAATAGACACAATTATCTTTTGAAAATACTTTATACATTATTTACTCCGTTGCTATTTCTGTTAAACTTTCTATAGCGTCATTCGCTTTAATATTAGCTTCTGCCATATTTATATCTTTTTTAGCTTCTGCTTTTACCAGTTCCGCTAACTTGTTTAACTCACCTAACGGTAACTGTAAACCCATGTAAACTCTATACTCATTGTCTCCAGTTATAGATACAGCAATCTGCCATTGTTCATAACCTTGTACTTTAGTTTGTTTAATTATGTTTACAATTGTGGACTCTGCCTTAGAGTTTATAATCTTAGAACCTTCTTGTCCTAGTTCTTGTATAAACACATTAGCATTCTTATTCATTTCACCATGCATTACATCTGCTAAGTCAGCTTTCGCTACCATTGTTGCTTTGTCCATTGCAAGTTGTAAATCTGGACTTGTTGCCACACCTACACCATAAAGATAAAACTTGTCTTTTTTATTAAAGAGACCTTTCTTACCTTCTTTTTCTACGAACCATTTAGGTACTTCTTCTAACATACCAGACTTGGTCTGTCCTTCATGTTCAATTTTTACTGTCTTAGCACAACCTGTAACTAACAGACCTAGTAAAATCATTATTATTATTTTATTCATTTTTTTATCACCTCTCTTATATACTCTATTGAGTTATGGTATATATCAAACCCAATATCTGGATTGTGATATACTATTATACCACCTATTATCATACCAAAGATTAACTTCATTGTATCTCCCAAGTGCCGTCATTAGTTAAACATACCTTATCAGGTATTAAACCGCCTTCAACTTTTCTACAGTAGGCAGGCACATTTTCCTGTCCGTAATAAAATTGAGCGAATA